GAATAAATCTCCTTTTCAGTATATATTTGAACGGAACCGCGCGTATTCCGAACATGACAAATTCACGTCGGATTTTTATTCAAGATTCCGAAACTGAAAAGGAACTATAAAAAATCGCTTGGATTTTTACAGTTGCGTATTTACTTGATGTTCATGCCGAACTGCTGTGCGAATTGATCGAGGTCGATTCCTCGTTCCTTTGCAATGTTCATTGCCATCTGTCGCAGTGCGTCCGGGCTTTTGCCCTGCATGGATTTCATTAGGGTGCTCACCATAGGATTATTGCCGGTCATTTGGTTCAGCATCATCATAGGATTTCCGCCGTTCCTCATAAGCTGCAATACCTGCATCATCGGATTATTTACCATCGTTTGCACCTCCCAGTTGTTCGCATAACTTGTTAAACCGTCGGATAAGCTCGTTGAATTCCGTTCTCGGAACATAATCTGACAAATCTATTTCCGCAGGTTTATTCGTTTCCGGCTCCTGTGCTCTGCGATACATCACAAAGTCAGCACAGCCGGTTTGCAAATTAAGCTGTTTGGTGTAAATCGCGCCGTGCGCCGTGTCCGGCATGATAGTAAGCGCACCGGAAAAGTCCGTCTGTACCGCACGCGCTTCCTCCACGCTTGCCACAGGTCGAACAATATGCTGTGGAGATTGCACTTGCTGTTGCATTGGTGTCTGCATTGGCTGTTGCGGGTACTGCTGTTGATACTGCGGCGTGTAGCCAGTGTAACCATAAGGATATGCCATTAACCCAGCACCTCCGTAACGTGTTCGCTGATGGATTTGCTTACCGCCTCTTTGTAGGATATATATTCCTCTAAGCAATCTGTGTTGCCTGCGTTGCGGTAAACTGCTACAATGCGACGAGCGCACTCAGGGTCATACCCCATGCGTTCAAGTCTCTGTTCGTAACTCATGCGATCACTTCCTTATACTTTCAGTATAAGGTCTGCCGGGCGTGAAAACCTGTCACAAATCTGTCAACTTGCTGTCACAGCACGCGCAGCATTTTGCATTTGATGCTGTTCAACCGACGATGCACCGTGCTTTCGCTCATGTGCAGCGTCATGCAAATCTGAGTAATGGAGCGCGCCGATGTTCGCAGATCAAACACGGCGCGTTCTTCTGGTGTAAAATTGCACTCACGCCGGAAGTATTCCACCTCCGGCCTTGTAAATTCCGTTAATTTCATGCGGTATCCCCTCGTTATGGTGTCACCGCATATCTTTCCCCTTGTATAAAAAAATCGGGTGCGACACACTTTCGCGCTTCGCACCCTATAAAAACACACCGTCCCACGTCCTCTACGTCTATACCCTATGTAGGTTCATAAGGCTTCGGGGAGCGCAGGAACAATGCGGTTTTTCAATTCTGATAGAATTATATCATCTTTTATGTCCGTCCGCAAATTAGCCGTAAAGGTGTGCACGGTCGTTTATAACCAGCAGGCGCAGCAGGTCGGTCGTCAGTGCCAGCTTGCCCTTATCGTCGCCCTGCAAAAAGCCCTTGTTCACCAGCTTCTGCACGGTTGCCTTACCCCATGTGGGAACTGCGTCTACCGTGTCGTAAACCTTCTTTGCCTTTTCGGCGTTGGCGATTTCCTGCTTTGCAATGTTTCGTGTCTGCTGTTCAGTCATATCTTCAACCTCTTTCTCTGTCAGCATATCCTTGAATTTCTGCCACAACTGCGGATTGCGTACCCACGGTTCCGGACAGTTGCCCACAATGAACGTTTTGGTATTTTGGCGAACAAGGATATATCCCGTTGGTACGCTTACGCAAGATACCATTCCCATGCGTTTTTTTACAACACGTTTTCTTCCGCCAAAAGTGTAATTAGCGCTTAAGCGGTCAACCGCGCAATAATCGTATGCACGAGAACTCTTGCCTAAACGGGTTTTGTTGGTGCGATAACCCTTTGTTGCGCAGATCGCTTGAACAACGTCCAAATTATTCTGAATAGCGGAGGTATACAAATCTCCTACTTCGCAACCATCTACTTGCAAGCATTCGTTCCAGAATACATCATATTGATGTTCATTCATTTCCAGCAAATTATATTGGAACTGCTTGTCTTTTAGCCATTGTTCGCACCAATGATAAAGATCAGTACCGTAATTGCGGTAACTTACGCTCCCGTCTTTCTTGTTGGAAACGGTGTAATCAATCATAAGATTGTCCAGAATTTCCTTAATCCTGTCAATTTTACGTTGCTTCTTTACATGAAATTCGATACCGCAAACGTCCTGATATGTTCCTTTCATATAATGTCCATCGCCTTGTACCCACACGAGAAAACGGATTTCATCATCGGTAAGAGGAAGCCCAACGCCGGAGTATAAAGCACCATTTTTAACCGCATTCAGTCGGCAACCTGTAAGCATATCGCCCCACAGTTGTTCTCGCCAATTAAAACCATATTCATTGACATGGCTATTGTTAGCTGCCCACATACGATGGTTTGCAGTTGCTTCAAACCCGTGACAACTCAGCAGTTCAGCTTCATAAGGCTCAACCACGCTACTAACTGCACCGAAAGACAGTCTATCCGTATCGGTATCATACTGCATGACTTCTTCACCGGTCTTAACATCGGAAAGGGATTTCCAGCCATCCCGTGTTAAAAGCTCGGTTGAATCCAGAGGCAAGCACTGCTTGTGCGTCACATCATAGTGACGGCACACGCGCGACACCGGAATATGGTACTTTGCCATCAACTCACGGGTCAGCTTTGCGGCGTTCTTCATCGTCGCTTCGGGGATGACGTATACACCGTTTCGGATGATACTGCACATCTCAATGCCGATGGAATTAGCGTTCCGGCAGTCGTTGTAATAGCTGCCGCCGCGTTCCTTGCCGCAATGCCATGCCGTATCGCCGTCCTTTACGCTCTGCACGATTCTTTCCGTATCCACGAAATAATGTGCGCTTGCGTTCAAACCGCCCTCACGTGCGAAATAATCCGCGTTATTCTGTGCCGTGTCACCGTTGCCGGATGTAAAATGCAGGCAAATCCAGTTGATTGCAAACTCTCTGCCCTTGCGGTAGTTTCGTTCGTTGCACTGTTTGAATGGAATACTCATTTACTTTACTCACCCTTCTTCTTCGGTGCGGTGTAGGTCAGCGCCGTTTTGGAATCCGTAATGCCCGCCGTCGTCGGGTCGATAAACACACTCAGCACCGCAAGGCACATCGTGCAGAGCTGCACCGGATTTTCCAGCACCGAAACAATACCGTCCCACACAGCCGCCCAGCTCGTAAACGTCTGCGGGTCAACGCCAATGGCCGTGATTGCCACGCTGACAATACCGACCCAGAACCACGGGTTCTTCATTCGTACAGGGATATTTACCTTCATACTCTCACCTCGCAATATGGTCTATAGCAATCCCTTCTAAGAACTGCTCGTACTCCTTGGTTGTTTTTTCAATGGCCGCAAGTCCTGCTTCTACCTCACCGTTGCAGTGACCGCGCTTTAATGCCATTGCTACGCCAACGGTAAGCTGACAGTTTGCGTTAATCATTGCAAGCTGTAAGCGTCCCTCTTTGGCTCGTTGTTCCGCCCTCCGGTTTACCCGCTCCGTTTCTTCCTTTGCTCGCTTCTCGCGCTTGCCGGACTGCGCCGCCATAGCAGCGCAGATAATTCCGACAGCACCCGTGATAATGGTGCAGATAACCTCCGTCGGCATAATTAAATACCCACAATAGCAGAGGTGTTATATTCGTACATAGTTTGTTCCTTTCCGGGCATTCGCCCTATCAAAGTGTACATTTTTCTTTTATTTTGAGCACTTTACCGCAATTCTGAGCATTTAGTCGAAGATATCGTGCAAACGATCTTCAACCCATACCGCAACCGTGGACAGTGCCGCCCACGCAATGGTAAACTGCGGGCACACCTGCCCCATGATGTTGCCGGGCACGCCAGAGTAGTCCCATACATTCAGACCGAGCCAGACGTTGAGCACCAGACCGGCCAGCAGCTCCATCACGGTGCAGATCACAGCACCCTGTGCCATCTGCAAGATGATCGGAGGGTGCTGCTGAACCTCGTCCAGCAGTCCCACCAGTACAAAACATACGCCGCCGAGGATACCCATAGACCAGTGCGTGTAGCCGCGCCATGCGATCTCGATCAGCATGTACAACACGCCGCCTATCACCGCGAACAGCAGGTGCTCAAGCACAGACTTAGGCGTAATTCCACGCAACACTCAAGACCTCCTCTGCCGTCGCGGCATTGCGGAGATCGACTTCCGCCGCCTGCTGGATGCTCACGCGTGGCTCAACGTAGGCTGCAATCGCCAGTGCCAGCGCACACAGATCGGCATACTGCCAGACCGTACACTCATCGCCGGTCGAGTTCCAACGCAGCTCACGTTCCACGCCCGAAGACTGCGCAACCTGCTGCACCGCCAGCGCCGATGTAAGCTGTGCCTGCTTTTCCGACGTTACAGCATACTTCTTACCATCCGTCCATGTCAGTGGATTTTCGGACAGCCATGCAGCGAGGTCAGTCTTGCTGTCTGCGATACGCTGCTCACGCAGATCATCAACTGAGGTCAGCAGCGTGCCGTATTCCTCGCCGACGGCCTGTAAAAGCAGTGCGTCGTTCTGCTCATTCACACGCGCCTGCAAGTCCGATCCATCTGCAACCTCGGTGACATACTCGTCATACTCCCACTGCGTGTTTCCGTCTGCGTCTATGGTTTCAACCGGATTCAGGCAAAACCTTACCCACGCGCGTCCCAGCTTGTTCGGCTGGCTGTTTGCGGAGATTTTCTCCGGCTTGTTATCGCCGTGTACCTTCATTTAGATCACTCCTTTCAGGCCTCGCACATTAGACGTGCGGAAATGTACGAGCTCGAAAGCGATGAAGCGTCGTTCGCACGGAAGTACAACAGACCTACATACGTACCGTTGCTCCAGTCGCCACCCACATCCAACACGCACCAACCAGAGAGCGACCACACGTAGTCTGGAATGTACGTCGTTTCCGAACCGCCAGACGTTTTCGGAATCAGTAAACCATTATCGGTAACGGTCAAGTCCTTAATCCAGCCGGGCGCAGGCAGTGTGCCAATATTGGCGTAACCGGTCGAGGTATCGTCCGCATACTTGCTCGGGTCGGTGCAGTAGTAAGCTGTTGTACCGTTGGCATTAAAGCCGTCTACCCACTGTCGCACGTTGCCCCAGAGGTTTTCGATCCAACGATACTGCACATACGTTATTCCATCCCTGTATCCTTGGACGTTGCCGGTATGGTAATTCATTACATCCGTACCACCAGAGCTTTGTGCATAGCTTTCATCAACAACGCCTTTTCCTATCTTGCTTTGCGAATTCCAATCAGCGAATTCCACAATATACAGAAAGATAATTGCGCAGTAAGTTGCGAAATCATACAGATGAAATTTCGAGCCGTACGACTTAGCTTTATTGCGCGCCGTTGCTCGGGTTATGTCTACATACGGACTACTGCCGCTCGAGCTCTGACCGTTGTTGTTCGTGTGGTAGCGTCCAACGTACTTACCACTGCCCGGGTGTTTAGTAAATCCCGTTGCAGGCTTGTCCGAAACGTAGAAATACTGCTTTGTGCCGTTTCTCTTTGTCGCAACGTAAAACACCGGAATAAATACCATAGTGAAGCTGTGCGACCGCGAAAAGCTGCTATCACCCTTCCACGCCGCTACATTGCCCGAGGCGTAGAGGTTACATTCCCTCATTCCAGACCAAGGCGCATACGCATCAAAAGGCGAACTGCCCGAACCACTACCAGCCGCCGGAACAGGCTCAGTCGTAACAGACCGTGTAACCAGTCCGTAAGGGTCAGTGCTCGGAGTTAAGCGCGTCAGCGCGGTGCTCGAATTGCTTGTATCCCACACCACGCCGAACACGTTAGCGTAACTCAGCGTCAGCGCCTTGCTCTGACCGCTGGCGGTAATGCTTACCGTATCCTCTGCGGTCTGGTCACCCTTTGTTGCCTTGATTGCCCAAGTGCCAGCCTTACTGACGGTAAACACAGCCGTACCGGTGCTCGTCTTGGTCAATACCGTGCTGCCCAGTGTCGCCGTCACCGTTGAACCGCTATCTACGGTTACGGTAATCGTGGACTGGAATTTCTCAAGCGTTACTGCAAGTGCCGTATAATACGCCTTGGTTGTAACCTCGGTTGTATACGTCGTACCGGACAGCGCAGCACTCAGGGTGTAGGTGGTATTGATGCCGAGCACGCTTACCGTTGCCGTTAGACTGCTGTCCACTGTGCCGGTGTAGGTTTCCCCACCACCGGAGAGCGTCCATACCTGACCGACAAAATCGCTTGCAAATGTCAGCGTAATATAAGAACCGCCGCCGCCACTCGATGCATCAACCGCACCCGGAACATTGTCAGCCGTAAAGCCTACAAGCTGTCCTTTCTTACCCCTTAACCCATCCTGTTTACTGTCCCATGTAGATTCCTTTTCGCGTACCGCGCCGACCGCAGAATCAATCTGTGCGCCGGTGTGCGAAGAATTGTAAGCCATGCCATCACTCCTTCATGCAGAGAAATTCGTTTCCGTCCGCGTCGAGCATGGTTTCGTCGCTGTCAGACGGGATAAAGCCCCAGTTGTCGTTCCAACTGCCATCCATACCCTGTGCGTAGAGGGAAATGCGGTAAGTGCCATCGCCAGAGAGTAGGAAATCATCGTAGACCTCGAACTGACGTTGCGTTACAGCAGGAGTCTGGGAGAAGGACGCAATAAGCGTCCCTCTCCCTCTGCCCCATTCCTCGCCGGACATCGTAGCGCGACATTCAAATGCCTTGTACGGAATGTCCGACTGAAACGCAACAATCACCTTGTCGAAGCCAGAAACCGCCGAAATCCTCTCTCCCGTGATGGAAAAAGTCAGATTCGGAGCTGCCATTTACGCCACGCTCCAAGTACCAGCAGCGTTCTTTACGAACACCTTGACGATCTTCACGCCGTCACCGGAAGATGCAGCTTCGAGGTCTGCACCGTTGATAGTGACATTGATTGCCGTGTCCTTCTCGTAGTCGCCTGCGGTACCGCTGGTGTTGGTAGAACCGGCAGTAACCGGAATCTGCGTACCGGCGTTTTCAAGGCTGGATTCACTCGGAACAACCTTGATCTTGTATTCCTCGAAGTCCGCATTAGCAGAGAACGAGAACGCAGATACGTTGAAGGTTGCCACCTTAGAAATCTTGCTCTTGTCCGGGCCGGTAATCGTAACAACCGGAACGGCGGTGTCAAGTGTGATCTTTGCGGTAACAGCAGCGGTTTCATTGCCTACGTCGTCGCGTACCTTGATAGATACGGTTTTCTGGCCGTCGCCAGTGGTCAACGTGATCGCCTTAGACTTTACAAACGTTGCCCATGCAGCTTCGGCTTCCGTTGCTGCACCAGCTACGCCCCAAATCTTCATCTGGTAGCCGGTCGTTACGCTGTCGGTCAGACCAATCGTAGCCGTTACTGACGTACTGGTTGCATAAGCAGCACCGTTGTTCAGTTTGAGGGTAAGCCCTGCAGGCGCGGTCGTATCCAACGTTAAATTAAAGAAAGATGCCATGTTTTACACTCCTTTTGTGTTTAATTCAAGGTAAAGGTAGGAACTCTTGCGGCGATAGAGCAATTCATCGCCCAAATACGCCTCGTAAATTCCCATCTTTCCTAAGAAATACGCGATAATGCTTTTGTCTCCGATATACATTCCGTCACCCCGTTATCAGATAAAGCACAGTTTCATCGTGCTTTTCGATTGCGTCATACTCTGCACGGGTCAAAACGCGAATAGCGGAAACATCATTTGAAAACACGTTGCCATGCCCGCCGCCGCCCGATGCCGGAACGCCGGTATCCGTGTCGCCAATCCACCAGTTACCGTTGTCTCCGATGAACGGAGTTAAGCCCTTCGCGCTTACGCCCGTGTCCTTGCCTGCAATTACCCAGTTGCCGTTATCGCCAATGGTCGGGTAAGTGTTGGCAAGCGCTTGCATTCGCTTTTCAAATTCGGTAAACGCTGTCGGGATTTCCGGCCAGTGTGCGTCACCGCTCATCGTAGGTGGGATGTATACATGGATGCTGTTTGTGCTGCGCGTTTTATCGCCTTGCTTGCCGTGCAGCTCGAAAGTGTACTCACCTGCAACGGGCAAATTCTGTGCAGTCAGCAAAACCGAAATTCCGGTTTCGTCCTGCTGCATCGGCAGAATGTCCATGTTCCCACCTGCTGACACATACATTTCCCACCTCCAGTCAGGCGGGAGATCGCCTGTAACTGTGATGGAACGTGTCAGATTATCATGCTGGCGGGCAAGCACTTCACAATCTGCGGTCAGCTCCCAGTTGTTGAAATAGATCATGTGTTCTTGCCCTCCAATGCCGCGACACGCGCAGTCAGTGCGTCTAATGCCGCTTTGAGTGCATCGTTTCCGGCTGAGGTGTCGTTTACCTTATCGACTGCATTATCAATGTCCTCACCGCTGTATCGGCTTGTGTAATAAGTATCAGCCATTAAACAACCAACCTCCTTCCGTATTTGTCTGAAATGATTTTGCCGTTCTTGTCATGGACTGCACCGGAATCAGAAAGTGCTTTAGGCAGGCGATAATAAATAAGAACGCAACCCGGTGCACCGTCTCCGCCGTTAGAGCCAGCGCCGCCAGTACCGCCGGAAACATCATCATACGTTGCCGATGCGTCAGAACCCGTCTGCATTAAAAAGCCACCAGCGCCGCCACCGCCGCCGCCACCATTTCCGCCTGCGCCACCTTGCCCCGGAACGGTTGGCTCAACTGGTGCAAGCGCATTAGCGCCTTGTCCACCGACACCATATTCAGCAGCATCTATACCATTTTCTCCAAATGCAGCGCCGCCGCCACCGCCGCCACCGTAATTCTTGACATATCTTGTATCGTTTGTTTTTATCGCCGCAGAAAATATTGTGGTATTTATAGAAACCGTATACATATTGCCGCTGTGGCTGACAAGCCTAAAAGAATCTTGAAACATTTTCGTAGGAGATTGTGCATAGTAAACGGTTGCGCTTGTAACACCTTTTTTTAGATCATCCCAATGATAACTTTCATACGATCCCGAATCTCGGTATCCGTTAGCACGTGAAAAGCTATAACTGGTATGGCCCGATACAATCGGACCATGGTCGCTTTCAAATACATTCCGTGTTTCGGAACCTCCACTGGAAGAACCCGACTTTTCATAATATGTTTCCTTATAACCTCCGCTTTTAGTTGACGGAGCAACACTTTCTCCACCAGCAAACGTCTGAACCGCGCCTCCGTTTTTTCCCGTTTCATTATACTTGCCACCGTTGCCACCGGTTGCGCCGGAATAACCTTTGTCGCCTTGTTTGCCGTATGTTAATCCACTGGTCAAATCAAAAAATCCAGCAATCGCCGCGCTTCCATCTGCAGAAGTCAATTCTCCGAACGTCGAATTTTCTCCTGCTGCACCCGTTGAATCTTCATCAGGATTATAGGTAGCGCCTTTTCCACCAGCACCAATAGCAACACGAAATGTTTGCCCGGCGGATACTTCAAGCGTTTTTTGGAGGATGTTTCCTCCCATTCCACCAGCGCCGCCTTCACCTCCGAGTGCTCCGTTTGTTCCTGATTGCATACCGGAATTGGTATCAGCATTTTCACCGGCTTTTCCTTCGTTTCCGCCTTGACCTCCGCCAATCAATATAACTCTCAGCGATTTAACACTTTCCGGCACAGTCCACGTTCCGTCTTTGGTCAGAACTTCAACCGTATCGTAATACTCCTGTTCGCCAATATTCTGTGGCTTATAGCCGACTAATACGCTTTCCTGTGCTGCCAGTCTTCCGGACACGGTCACGTCTGTACTTTCAATACAGCCGGTCACTTCACCGCCGTAAGGGTGCGAAATCTGCACCACATCTCCGGGGATTTCACGCTTGATGACGATTTTGTTGTTGATGCGCTCATTGTGGCTGTAATACTCTGCAAGGCGTTCCGCAACAGCGTTTGCATTAACAAGTGATACAAGAGTTGCTTTCTCTACCTTTATGGCGTTACCCGATTGCTTGACAAGTGATCGCGTCTTAGGCTTGATTTGTCGCGTTACCTGTCGTGTAACGTGGGCGTACTTCTTGCCATTCAGCACACCGGAACCGGCGGTAACGATAGCGTAGTTTGCGCCACTTTCCTTGATTTCAAAGCCTGTGGCTTCGAGATCGTAGCAGGGGGAATTAAACGTAATTTTATCGCCTTCCGCAGTCGTTCCGTTGAAAAGTTTAGTAACGTCTGTCGGACTCTGCGAATAGGCGTGCTCGGTAACAATAACCTCCGTAACCGGGGTTGCATATTCTACCGAGCCGCCCGCATACATTTCGCTTGCGGTAATTTGGCTGGATTGTCCGTCCCACAAACCCTCGATACGGATTGCGCCGTTGTAGTCCACTTTCAGCGTTGCGCCGATAGCAAACAGCACCTGTGCGAGATTTTCGCGCCGAGTTGCGATAGGCAGCCAACCGTAAAGTTTGATATTGGCAATGTTGGACTTAACATAGCAGGTCAGAGGCGAGCAAATGTCCGTGCATACTTTACGCACGGTTTCGCCGGTGTAAATACCGCCGTCGTGGTAGGTTTCATCCAACAGACCAACGGTCGAGGTGCAAGTAAAGTGGTAAGTGTTGATAGAGGTGCGAGATATCGTCTGCACATAAAAAATCCCCATCTGATTTCCGTCATGGTAGAAAGTCAGTGGGGTGTTACGGATAAACTCCGTTAAACTGGTATCGTCCGACTGCACATCAAAGGAAAACGTGTCGATTTCCAGCGAGGCACTGTTCAGCGGACGCGCATAGTACGCATTTCCGCTGATTACATCGTGTGCATCGAACGTGCGGTCAAGATATGTGATTGTATTGGTTCCCATGTGTCACGTCCTTTGCGGTGCCATTGCGATAAACTGAACGGAAAGCCCCGTCCAGTATGCTTCTCCGGGTTTCTTGCGAATGAGGTTATCTTGTCCAGCAGTAACATATGCGTTAAACGTAAGCGTGCTCTGTGCATACGGAACAACAATTCTGTGACTGTCCTGCGGTGCACTCAGAACCTCGTACAGCGCATCGTAGTCGCCGTACTTGCCAACTGCGGGAAGAATCGTAATCTCGTAGTTGTAAAACGTACCGATAATGTCGCGAATCATTGCGCCGCTGAGCGTTCGCTCTGCGTTCTCGCCGTCAAGCACCTGAAATTTACGGGTAAGCCCCGTAACAAGGACGTTGTATTTCTTGCCGTCTACGGTAAGTTCCATTTATGCACCTCCTGTTACAAGGCTCACGCCGCGCCGCCGCGTTTCGCCGCTGTTGTACGGGCCGGTAATGCGTGCAAACTTCGCGCCGTCGATGTAAAGCTCGATAGGCTGACTACTGTTTCCAGTGCCGCCACGCGCATCCAGTGCCGCGTTGAACGCATCAATCATGGTGGACAGCGGGGTTTCCACGTTCACGCCGCTTTTCTGATCGCCCAGCAGAGCGAGAAATTCACTGTTCGGGCTGATAACCGCACCATTTGCAAGGGCGGGAATGTCAAGCGAATACGCGGCAGTTGGAGAATCCAGTGAAAATGCGCTTAATCCGCCGCCCAATGCGCCAACAAGCGACGAAATACCACTTCCAATGCCACTTCCAATTTTGCCAATCAGATTAAGGACAAAGGAAATAGCGTCGCCCAGTTTCGTAATGGTATCCGTCAAACCCTCAATAATAGAGATCACAGAAAAACCGATAAACTGAACGATAGGTTTGATAATGCTCCAAATCGTTTGCAGGATCGGAGCCAGCGCAGATACTACCTTGTATATTGCCTGCAACGCCGCCGCAAGAAGATTGAGGATTGCCGGAGCAGCTTCTTCGATAGTCCAGCTCGCAAGCGGAAGTAAAACGTTCTCCCATGCCCACGCAAGGCCGTTCACAATCAGGTCTACAACCGGTTCGAGCGCTGCCATGAAATTGTTAAATGCCGTGACAAGAGGTTCAAAATTCAAACCGCTCGCCCAATCTGCCGTTGCCTGCGACATTTTATCAATTCCGGCTAATACATCGTCAACGATTTTGAGGATGCTCTCCCAAATGGCTACGCCATTCCCGTTGTATTCCCACGCAGATTGCAGGTTTTCAGCCAGTGATTTTATCGTATTCTCAATATTCGTGATGATGGAAAGAATATTCGAGAAGATACTTTCGCCTAATCCTGCGTCAGACCACGCCGCAATAAACGCTTGACCGATAGAATTAACGAGATTCACAACCGCCGTAATCATTTGAATCAAGGTGTTTATCATCGTTTGTCCGGCATTACCATCGTTCCACGCGGCTAAAAACGCTTGACCGATTGCGTTAATTGCCTGAACCACCGTGGTAATGAGGGCCATAATGCTTTGCAGCATGATTTGTCCCGCGTTACCATCGTTCCATGCTGCAATGAACGCCTGCCCAATAGATGTGATAATCTGAATGATCGTATTCAGCAAGTCCATAATTGCTTGCAACATCTGTTCGCCCGTGTTGTTCGTGTTCCACGCATTGGTAAATGCCGTTGCAATGGCGGTAATCAGATCGAAGATAGTTTGCAGCAGCAGTTGAATATTGTTCAGCGTTTCAAGTCCGGTTCCGTTCGTCCAGATTGCCATAAACGACTGACCGATAGCGGAAACCATGTCTTTCAGCGCAGACAGAGCGTTCTTTGCGCTTTCAATAGTCTGCTGTCCGTACTGCGCCCACGAATCCTGAAATACTTTCCAGAAGTCAGTGAGCCATTGCGGTGTCTGATTTTTTGCTGCGGAATAATCCGTATCAAACTTAGGTGCGCTCGGGTCGGTCGTGTTACTGCTGTTATTGGTTAATTTCTGGACTGTATCGAACGATGCAAGAGCCTTTTCAGCTTTCTTCGCAGACGATGCCGTGGAATCCAGTGCATCCGTTTGCTTGTTCAGTTCCTTTGCGTTTTCCTGTGCCTGCTGTGCGGTCGTACCGAACACAGACGCGATAAACTGCGCCATCTGTGCCGTTACCTGTGCAAGAGCCTGCATCAACTTATTCAGCCATGGGATGATAGATTCATAGATAGGCTGAAACGCCGTCAGCAGGTTGCTTTTCACTTGCCCAAACGACTTTGCAAACGTTTGGTTTGCAAGCAGAGCCTTTCCCAAACGGTCAGCCATTGCCGTAAGCGCTTTGGAAATCAAGTTGAAGAACAACGCGCCCGCAACGATAGAACGCAGACGTACACCGAACGACTGCACGCCGCCCGTTGCTTTCTTCATAGATTTTTGGCTGGAACGTCCGAAACTGGAGAATTTGGCTTTGAGCTTGTCAATCGCTGCGCCCAATTTGCCGCCGAGAAAATTTTGCAGACTTCCGACAGACGTTTTCAAGCCAGCGCCTAAACCCGCAATAACTCGTTTCAGCTTAGCCATTTTGGAATTTGTCTGACTTACGAAGTCATTCATTTCCGACTTGGACTGTTTCAGCCCGGCCTTCATGTTCTCTAACTGCGTGGTCTCATTGGCAAGGTTTTGCCGCACATTCTGACCGGCGCTGCTCATCGTGGACGATTGCTTGATCTCGGCAAGCTGTTGTTTCAGTTGTGCCGCTTTATCATCTGCGTTTCGCAGAGCTTCGCCCAATTTATCCGATTCAGCAACAAGCGAATTCAGCTTTTGCGCCGATTCCGAGAATTCCTCCTGTGGGATTGCGCCCGTTGCCGCCTGTTTCAGTTTGGTGTTGTAATCGCTCTGAGTCTTTTCGATCTCAGCGTTTACTTCATCCAACCGAGCAGCCAGACGTGCGGCTTCTTTCTCCGTTACTGCAAGGTCGGCTTGCATTTTAATGCCCTTCGTGCCGCCAGCAGCTACCTTGTTCCACTGTTCAGCAAGTTTTTGTACCTTTGCGGCTTGTTTATCTACGGCGGCTGATTGCTTCTCAATGTCTTTCGTCATTTGTGCAATCTGCTTTTTCGCTTGTTCGTCGCTTACAGTAGCGTCGATTCTGATAGAGCCATCCGCCATTTATTCACCGCCTTTCTAATTGATCTGCGCCCAGAAAGCGTCAATAGCTTCCTTTTCCTCTTCGGAAAGTGCGGGTGCAGGGGTTAAATTACGTTTGAGACGTTCGTATTCCTGTTTCTGTTTTCCCTTCATTTTGCTTGTGTCCGTGCCTCTGATTTGCAGGGCATGAGACATTGCCGAATCTTCGTTAAGGCTTTCCATCATTGCCATAAACTCAAACCAGTGCAGATTGACCTTGTGCAGCTCAATGCCGAACGTCTGCCGGAACGATGCGTACAACCGTGCAGAATCGAAATCGAACCACATCATGCGTTTACCGCCGGGTTCAATCTCTCTATCGTCGCCACAGCGAACAAACCACTGCAAACCTTCCAGTGCAATGTCAATGGGTGGCATCCCTGCTCCGTAAAGCAAGGATAATGCCACCCATACACGGTCATTATCGCTTAAATTCGGGTCGTCCAGTGCAAGGGAAATCTGAATGCCGATTCTGTAATCCGTGCGAATCAGATACCCCTTGTAAGAGCTTGGCAGGCGGTCGAGCAGCATGTTAAACACTGCCGACACGCTCCGCGCTGTACTTGCTCATGTTTGCTGCACGCTTCTCAACGTGGCTGTCAATGATGGGGGTAAGCTGTGCGAAGAAATCAAGGAACTGGTCGGAGGACGGAAGCACCGCACCAAACACCTTCGTGCAAGTATTTTCGCCAATCAGCGCATCGATTTTGTCCCTAACGTCTTTGTCAAACGCTACGATATCGTCCAGAGTGTCCAGAACGTCGCCTTTCTTCTCGGAAATAGCCGTTGCCTTGTCTTTGATTTCATTCAGCAGGTCGAAAAAGCCTTTGACAAAGCTATCATCAGACAGCGGAAGGGAGATCGTCTCTCCCTTGTCGTTGACTTCAATAACCTTTACGCCGCTGTTTACGCGGATACTATCCATTCCTCGTTACCTCCTTATACGGATACGTTCGCAGTGAATACCGGTGCGCCGCCGGTGATCTTAACAGTGCCCGGAATCGGGTCGCCTACATAGTTCAGCGTATATTCCAGCGTCGGGGATTCGCCGCCTGCGCCGCCGTAGGTATCAACCTGTACAGATACTTCCTGTACTTCTGCAACATAAGTTGCAGTGTCGCTGTCACTGGTAGCATTCCACATGTCCACATTCAGCAGCCATGCGTGAGAATCTGCCAGAGTAGCACGAGCGCGACGCTTCTTGTCGATAAACTCAAACACATCGTCGCCCTTGGTGCACTGCTGAGAAACGCTCATGGTCGGCTGATAGCCGGTAATCTCAGTAGTTGCAGAATCAGAGATAATGTCCTGCTCGGTCTCGGTCTGTGCACCGTAGTCCGTAGATGCTTCGGTTACGTTCTTGCCGATTCGTGCCCACTTTGCAGTGGAATACTCGCCCATCTTTTCGGTAGTATCCAGAAAGTGTGCAATCAGAGGACGTTTAATCTTTTCAGTTGCCATTTTTACACCTCAACTTCATAGTTAATGGTTAAGAGGATTTGGTAATCCTCGGTTAAATCTTCGTATCGAGCGATAAGCCCCGCAGGGGTCGTTCGCTCAACAGATGTGACGGTCATTCCCTCGCCGAGATCAGGTGGGTTTTCTTCCGCCCATGCTCCCAGCTCATTCAGCAAGGATTCAACGTCGAGACGTTCCTCGCTGTCGGTCGGCAAGGCGCGATACATCACGCCAAACGGGTACTGTGCAGCATATCCGCCGTCAATGTACTGTGCGGTTTTATACGCGCTCTGCACACTGGTAAGCATCATGCCTGACCGTTCCGGCGGGAGATATTCAAACTCGATTTCGGGAGCATAGCCTTTCAGCCATAAAAGAACAGCCCGTGAAACGCCGTCTTGTTCACGAGCTGTTACCGTGTTCAATTTCTCACTCATCGGTCAAAATCTTGCGCACTCCTTCCATCCAGCGCGTTTCATTCAACGCCTTGCTTGCCTCGAACCAGTGAGGACGCGCGTTCTTGTGCATCCCCTTGCTGTATTTGAGGTTCCGGTCTGTCAACGCCTTGCGTGTGCCCTTGGGTGCAAACGTGCTGCCGGTTGCCGGGTCAATCATCACCTTACCGTAATACTGAAATCGTGCATAGGGAGAGGCGTACACGATGGTATTCCCCTGTCGGTGCACATTCATTGCCAGCGCTCCGGTTCGCGCGGGAACAAACTGATCGGTGTCCTTGATGATTTCCTCGCAAAGCCACTTGTTAGCCTTTGCGACGCGCTTTTCCAGTACGTTTTTCGGCACTTTCAGATTCAGGGAATAGTAAATCATCGTCCGCCCACCTCCAAATGCTGCAACAGGCCGTAGTCATAGCGCGAAATGCTTGTCACTCGGTATGTCTCGTGCTTCTCACGGCATTTCTGGTAACTGCCCTCATCCGGCACATCGCCACGGGCGAAATAGTCCTTTTCAGACGATAGCGTAAGTTCGCACGGCAGAGGGATATGCAGCGTGACGGAATCCGCGCTGTTGAGTGCGGTTTTCGTTGCTGCTGTGCCTCTGGTGCTTTCCAGCAACACGCCTGTAAGCACGGTTCGGCCGGACGGCTGAAAGATCGTCACAGTGTGCGGTAATTTCATGCTGTCACCTTTGCCCTTTCAAACTGTGTCGGCAATTCTGCCGCTTCGGAAAACGCCTTGTATTCGCGCCGTAACGCTTGCAGACGTATCTTTGCATTGTCGGCTTGCTCGGTATCCCCGGCAGCTTCAAATGCCATTCTGCGCCGTGTCTGCTTCCGCATAGCCGTTTCCAACTTGCGCTGCATCTGCGTCGCTTCGTAGGCGGTGTAAGTCTTGCCCTGATACTCAAACGGCGGCGGGTCGATGTTCTTTAGTTCATCGTCCGTATAGACGCGCTCGGAAACGCCCTCCAAAAACGGATGCCGGTGGTGGTGGCAGTTAGCGCCCTCCAGACCGTCAACCTGTCCCAATCCGCAAACCTTGTAGATATTCAGGTACTTGCTGCCGTCTTTCGTGGCGTATACCTTGCCTTGCCAGCGCTTATGGTTTGACCAGACGTGCGGTTTGTCCTTATCGCGTGCTCCACGATGGGCTGTCACTTCGTATAAGTCGGTTTCTAACACCTCAGCCGCTTCTTCGGCATACTTGGATGTAACCTGATTCAGACCGGTTACAATAGCACGCCGCGCCGCAACGTCAGCATGGTTTGTCCAGCCGGACGCATAATCAACGGTGCGAATACCGCTGTCAGCCAGTTCCTGCACAGCATCTTCAAGCGCCTGCTGCACTGTAAATCCGCCGGAGTAAACCTTCATTTCTGCCTTATCAAGCACAGACTGATAGGCTTTTGCGATAGGGCGGAACACGATTTCGCCGTTCGTCTGCACAGCAAAACCCAAAGAGCGGGTAATGTTGCGGTACTCATCGAGCATTTGCTTGCGAATCAGTTCAATTTCTCGTGCTGTCACGATTTCAAGTGGCATTGTAATACCTGCCTTGTCGGACAGCTCGCCGTAATACTCGCGGTTCAGCTTTACAACGCGGTCAAGCGCATCCTGTACTTCCTTCGTGCTGGCCTTGGTATGATTTGCGATACGCCGTTCGATGGTATCCATATCCAGACCGTATGCTTTCAGCGTGCGTATGTCGTTGATCGTTACCTCGTTCAGTTCGCCGGTCAACTTGAATCGGGAGCAAATCTCACGCAACAGGTCATCTTCCATTGCGAGGATTGCTTTCACAAGCGGTTTAGGCGCGTTTTCAAGGTATTCCGGAGTAATTGGATACTTCATCAGCCGATACCGCCATAGAGTAAGCCAGTACCGCACAAATACTGTGCGATAAGTCGTTTTTGCCGATCTTCAATGCTCTGCACCTGTGCAGCAATAGCAGAGTTAGCGCCGTAACTGCGAGACCATGAGCCGACACTCTCAGAGGATACCGCGCCGCCGTCCGTAGAAAAGACGGCGGATTCTGCGGTTTCCTGATTGTGCATGACTTCTGCCAGCGCACAGTTAAGGCGTTTTACTCGGTGCATTACAGTGTCGCTCAGAACGCCGTCAGAGCGTCCGAGCGTTGCGCAAGAGATAATATCCGCCGCTCTCCCTGCTACGCGGTCGTAATCCTTCTCATCAATCAGATTACCCTTGTAACAGGTGCGGTAAAAGTCATAGTTTGCGTACACGGCGGATTGCTCCTTTCTTTACGACGGCAGGGTTACAGTTGCAATGTACAGGCCGTTCGGGTCGGGCAGAACCGGGATAAACATACCGGATGCCTTAGTCCAGATTGCAACCGGGTCGGGGGTCTGCCACTGGGTCATGGTGATGTACTGGTTCTGCGATGCAGCAGTAAATGCGCCCTGTGCTTCCTCCTCCGGAGTTACACCCCACAGGCCAGCGCCGAACGAACCGTTTGCCATGGTTGCGAGGAACGCAATCTTGTTCTTCGGGAAGTAGCGCTGAGTGGTCAGCGTGCCGTCTGCCTTTTCGTAGTTGTAAACCTGATCGTTTACAGTGATGCGCTCGATGCCGAACAGACGGGAGAACAGGCTCGTAATCTCGTCCTGAGTTGCCAGACGACCAGCGAAAGCAGAGCCGAAAAGCGCGTTCTGGATAACAGCGCTCTTAGCAAGCAGGCTGAGAACAGCAGAGCTGGTAACGATCTCACGCAGTACACGGCCGGTTGCAATAGCAGCGTCGCGCACGCCCTGAATATCGTCGAGGATGGTCTTTGCCTTTGCCTCGGTAGACCAATCGAAAGCCTTGTTCGTATGGTCGGTCGGAACGCCGAAGTCAATAGTGGTATTGACGTGGTTCTCGTTGATGGTCATCTTGCCGGTTGCAAGCAGCTCCTGCTTTGCGACCTCGGTACGGGTCTTTACACCCTCAGCCAGACGTGCCATATCGTCAAAGATATAGTCGAGAATCTCGTTGTTGGTGTTTACGCCGTGGTTGCGGAGCAGGCGGACGCGCTCGGAAAGGTTGATCTTGCGCTTGATGAGCAGCTTCTCAACGGTTACGATGCTTGCGGTCGGACGGGAGCCGATCTGTGCCTCTGCGTCGAGCGCATGCACGGTTGCCATGGTCGGCAGGTATGCACTGTCAGACATAGCGAGATACTTTGCGGTGATATTCTGCGTCTTCTGGTCGGGGAACAGACGGTCGCCGGACAGCTCCGGGCGTGCAATGTTGAAATTCTGACCGAAGTCCAGCAGTTCAGCTTCTTTCAGCAGTTCTACAAATTCCATAGGTTATTACTCCTTTACGCTCTGGTGGTTTCCGGCGCGTCAACAAAAACAACGCCGCTCTTTTCGAGGGTGGACTTTGCGCCAGTCTTGGAGCTATCGTCCGCGCTGGGTGCTGCGGGCAGGCGGTTTGCATATACACGGCCAGCAACAATAACAGCAGCTACACGGTCGCCGTTGGTTACATCCACATCCTCAAACACAATGCCCTCTGCGGTGTTGTCGTTCAACGGGAAGATAGTGCCCTGCTTAACAACCTTTCGATTGCCATCAGCAGTGCCGAGGGTTGCAGGAATGAGACGGGTCTTGGTAATCAGACCAACTTCGCTTGCGAGGATAGACGGCTTGTGTGCACCGTCAGCTTTGTTTACATAAGTGCCCATAGGTTATTTACTCCTTTCCCTTGGGTGCGAACTGTGCGGAATGCCGCTGTGCAGCCAGACCGGCAGCACTTACCGCATGCGGTGCGGGATTCTGAATCGGATTTGCAAACGTCGGAGCGGGTTTTTCGCTCTGAAATGCCGCCGGGTCGGATTCCTGCTGCTTCTTGCAGTAATCGTCAAATCCGGTCAGCGTGCCGTCCTTCATTTCCAGTTTGTTTGCGGTCAGGTCAGCGATAAATGCCTTTTCTGCCGCCTTGGAGGTAAACTTAATGCCCTTTGCGGTGATACCGGCGCGTACTGCGTCCGCATAATCGCGGGCATCGAGCTTGCTCTGGAATTCTGCGGTGTCGGTGTCGTACTTCTTCTGCAGGGTGTCGAGCTTAGTCTTCAAGTCGTCCGCGTCGCCCGCATTCTTCTTCAAGTCCTCAATGTCCTTGTCGCGCTGGGTGAGCTGGTCGCGCAGGTCGGTAACGTCTTTCTTGGCTTCTGCCGCCTGTGACTTGTATTTCTCAACGTCCTTGCCGTTCAGTGCAAAAACCTTATCTGCCTGTTCGTCAGTCAGACCGATTTCTAACAGTTCTTCTTTCTTCATGTGTGACTCCTTTCAGATTAGGCGTTTTAGGTGGTCGCCGTCACCGATCTGCCTGCACTTTTAGGCTTGCAGGATAGCCAATTCCCGTAGTTTAATGCCGTTGCGGGCATGAAAAAAGCGCCTTGCGGCGCTGGATTCACTTTATCAAAGCGGGATATGCGATTGTCAAAGTCAATTTGCTAACAGTTTGATTATTCCTCTCAATCTGTTAGCTTTTCAGCATTCGGCATCATTGCCCGCGCTTCTTCCTCGGTTACGCCGTACTTCTTCGCAATGTACAGCTCGCCGCGAATGAGACCGGCAGAAACGTCATTGCGCATATCTGCAAGTTCTTTCTGCTTGCTCTCTGTGTCCTGCACAACGCCGTCGCCCCAATCACACTGCAAGTCCCAATCACCAGCAGGTGCAAGACCGTAAAGTGTGGTGTATACGTCCATGCCGTACAGCAGGCCGTTCAGAGCGTGTTCAAGTGCCGCCTGCGTATCCCTCACAGTGACGTACATTGTCTGCTTACTGGATACGATCTCGGTTGCGGTTGCGTTTACCGTCTGCGGGTCGGACAGCGTGCCGAAAGACAAACCGCAGTTCAGCTCGATCATCTTCAAGGTGTCTTGGAAGCCCTTGTAAAGCGCATCATTGCGGAATTCCGGCGAAAACTCCTGATAGAAGTCTACGTCTTCAAACGGCATTCGGCGGAACAGACGGTCACGGAGCAGCGGATTCGTGTGCGATAGTCCGTGCTCATCTACAACGCGCTGTGGAATCGCAGAATCACTCATCAGGATACGGCGTTCGCCGCTTTCATATTCCCACATGAGCCGCTCCCACTGCTGGTCAGCCTGCCGGATGAGGTCAACTGCTGCGCCGCTGTAAAGCGACACACCGAGCGGGCTTTCCGGCTCGATGTTGTTTGCAATCGGCACTTTGAAAAAACCGAAAAGCGGACGTTCTACGTTCTGAATCGTCGTTTCCGGCGCAATCTGTGCCCAGTCCTCTACAGTATTCAGCGGTACTTCCGAGCCGATACTACCGTTCTTGTCGGAGTTGTACGCCTTGTTCTTGATGGTGTACACGCCGCTTTTCAGTTCGTGGTACTCCAATTTGGTATAATATCGGTTCTTTTCTCGCTTGGTATCCGCGAACACTGCCGCTGTGATTTCGCCGTTGCTGTCAACACTGACCGGGTATGCGCTGCCGACTGTGTTAAAGTCCACAAGCACACGGTTCTCTGAGACAAACGGCTTGTAGAAGAAACCGCCGACCGAGAGACCCTTTTCAACGTCAATTCGCATGTGCGGAATCATACCGCGCAGGCTTTCGTTTAGGAACTCTGCTCGTGTGCCGCCATCAACAGTGATGGTGCTTTCGATGGTGGTTGGGCGTGCCACTGCTCGGCAGATAGCTGACGGCAGGCCACAAGACGTAACATTCCGGTTGCCGTGCTGACCGAGCCACTCGGCATCGTCCATATACATCCGTCGCCACAGGTCAATGTTTGACTGCATCGTGGAATCATAGACCGCCGTTGCCCCTGTCAGTTCTTCAATTTTGTTTGCCGGAATCATTGCTTGCCTCACCGCCTTTATTAACTGCTTCAACCGTTCAAACATTCACAAGCCCCCTTGCTCTAACCTCTCGGCGCACTATCGTCTGGAAGTAATAGCGTGATGCGTCCATATCATGGTCGAACTCCTTGATAACCGCATCTTCGGGGGATTTATCGTCCCACATATACATGCCGAATTCGTCGATTGCTCCGGTACAGCTTGCATTGTACTGTGCATAACCAGCAGCAAGCAGCGTTCCCATCAGGCGGATACCGTCAAGCACGCTGTTGTCTGCGTCACGCACACGGAATTTACCGTGTCTGCGGATTGTTTCCTTGAACGATGCAGCCGAGGGGTCAATAATGATCGCCTCGATATACTGACCACCGACGAATGTTTCAAGATCGGCGTAGTATTCCTCATCTGTTTTCTGTTTCTTCTCCTTGCGGCTGTCGTGCCGATACGCACGCACGCAAGTTGATTTGCAGGTCATTTCATCAAACCGCCAAAGCTGGAACACGGTCGGGTTAATCGTGCCGTAGTCACAGGACACAAACCAGCGATTGCCGGAACCTTCACCATCCGTAACGTGCAGTTCGGTCGAGAACATAGGATAAACCAGACCCTCTGCAACACGTCGCATACCGAGGATATCACGCTGATACCAGATGCTCTTGCGGTCGTATGTCGCAAGGATTTCTTTCAAGCGTTCATCCGATACGGAAAGGTTGTCTGCAATGGTGAAATGTCCGTAGTTAAAACCGTAGTTTGGGTTCTCCCGCTGCTTCTCCATATGGAAGTTGAGCACGTCCGTGTAGTACGGGTGGTTCTCGCCCTTCGGGTTAAGATCGTGATAAATACCACGGTCGCCGCTCGTCATGGTACGGTCAAAGACTTCCTGTACAAACTTAGGGTGGCACTCGTTTGCCTCGGTGATATACGCAAGGCCGTAAGTGTTGCCCTTGATGTTCTTCTCGTCGCCGTCTTTACGACCGCCGGATACAAGCACGATCTTCTCAGCGCCGTTCCGCGTCTTGACGTAGATGCAGTCTCGGTTCTGGTACTTACCTACCCGGCAATTCTGCTTGCCGAAATAGTTAATCATGCCGTAACCGTCGCAGTCGATGATATTAAGCATTGCCGACGCAGTAGAAACGCCTGCAATGAGGTGGAATCTGTTCGGGTGCTTTTCCAATCGAGCGCAGAACGCCGTTGTTTGCAATACGTTCTTACCGCCACGCTTGCCGCCCTCGGCCACGTTGAACCAGCTATGAAGGGATTTATAGAAATAATCCACTTGTTTTTTCGTGAACGGTGCGGGGATATTATCCATCTTCAAAATCCTTTATGTCTCTGTCCGGTGCGGGCTTCATCAGCATATCAACGAGCGGCTGCACACCGTTGTCGTTGTCGCTTTCCATCGGCGCAGGGGTATCGCTCTGCCCGAGGTACTGCCTACCTAACCAGATCAGCATTTGTATATTTCCACCTTTAGCCGCCTGTACCTGCCAGTGTCTCAAACGCAAGCGCATCTGTGACACGCCGCGCACATAAGCCGCCCTTACATCCTTGCGATTCAGAAAGTTTCCTCTCGCAAAGTCCAGAGCGTCCGCAATGTCCGCTTGGGTGTTGCCCTCTGCGGCAAGTTCTTCGACGGCTTCAAGATCAATTACTTTCTTCGGTCTGCCTCTCGGCATTTCCTAACCTCCTTTCACCCAAAAGAAAAGCACCGAGGTTTTCCCGGTGCTTTGTCTGTTGAGTTGTGTTTGCTTAGGTCGAGGACGAGCGAGCGCCACGAGCGCCAGCCGCACGACGGCCAACCGCTACGCTACGACGGCGCACACCGCCAGAACGACCACGGTTTGCAAGTCTGCCACTACCATAACCACTGCCCATGCTCCACACCTCCTTTCAAATATACAAAAAGGACTATCTTTCGCAGATAATCCTTTCCGTTATATTTATTCACCAATGATTTTGCTCAAATATTCCTTTGAGCCTTTGCCGATTCGCGCAAACTTCATATCTTCGGTTTTAATCGGACGCTTGACCGCCCGCGCGAATTCCTTACCTTCGATATACTTTAGATCGGTATCGAATTCGAGGGATGCGAGAAATTCCTCTTTCTGCGCTCTGCTGGTAAAGCAGATACAACACCAATATTCAGTGTCGCACATATCGCGGAATCGCTTGTTCTCAGCGCCCATGCGCTCACGGAAACTCTTTTCTACGTCTCCCAGCTCATCGAGGCACTCGCTTTCGAGCTGCTCTAATTCAATGTGATCGTCTTTTGTTTCCTTAACTTCGTCGTCGTTCCAATATCCCATTACAGTTCGCCCCTCCTGAATAACTCCAACTCTGCCAGCGGGAACCATGTGATAATCTTCTCGTAGTCCCGCGGGAAATTCTCCTTGATCGGCTTCAAGAACCGATAATCAATACCATCGAACGTTCTGCCGAACAGCTTATAGTCTACCGGCAGCCGAACACCGCTTGCATCAAATTCTCGCAGCAGGTCGGCTTTTACCCAGTCGAACACCGGATAGAACCGCTTTGCATTGTGGTTGATCGCTCCATGTGTTTTCATGGCAATGCGCCGCATAGGGCTATCTGCCATTCTAACGCCGGTCGCAGTGTATACGCATTCCGGCAGTCGCTTACATTCGCGGATGATCTCGCCGATCTCGGCATCATCATATTCTTCTCCGGGCAAATCCAGCGCTTCGATCTTGGTTACATGCTCCGGCGACTGGAAGACCAGATTTCGCAACAGCCGGTACAGTGATCTGTGCGGCAGTCTGTAAATGTGAGTGTCGAAAAAATCCTCATAGTATGCGAGGCTGTTTTCGACGAATTCCAGACCCGGCACAGTGTAACAATAATACGGGATTACATGCTTGAAATACTTCCTCAGCTGCAACCACGCTGCAATGCTGTCCTTACCTGTGGAAAATGCTAAGATCGCGGTATCGCATTCCTCTGCCATAGTACGGCACAGGCTTTCTCCGCTGCTTGCATCTACTCTATCATACACTACGCTTTGTCCTCCTCTTTGTCTCGCTCCATCTGACAATCAATCGCACGGGCGATAAAGCCATTCACGCTTTCGTTCCGGCCTTCCACATGGGATTTGATCTCTTCTTTCTTGCCTTTCGGCAGGGTCAAATTAACCCGGTCATACGCCTTGTTGATGTACTTATTGGTCGCTTTCTGCTGTGCCTTGCTGGATGGCATATAACAGCACCTCCTAACGATAGCTATTATACGCCTAAGATATATTTGTGTAAATATACATAATCCACAAATATACTTGCGCAAATATAGTTATTTTATCCATTGCTATACTTGCGCAAATATATTATACTATAGTCACAGTAAAGGAAACGAACACCGAAAGGAAGTAATCAATATGACCGCAACCGAGAAAATCGCAATCGCAAAAATCGCGAGCCTGACCGATGATCAGCTTTTCGCTACATGGGAAAGCACCGAGAAGTACGATAGAGAAAACCACATGACGCAGGTAATGCTTCGCGGCTGGTGCATGGATGAGATCGAGAAGCGCTACCCGGAAGGCTTCGATGAATGGCTCGATTCTGACGCGCTGGACAGCGAGCTTCGCCGCTACTGCATTAAGTAAGTCCAATGGTACGAAGTCAAGTAGATGATGCAAAAAAAATTTGAAGAAAAACAGTGCAACTACACTGTACCGGCCGTAAAAAGGCAACACCTACCCAAGCCCTGCCTCTTCCAATTTTGAA